ACGCTCCAAACGCGCGTTGTCGCGGGGATGCAGCTTACGCTTCCCCAAGACCCTGAGAAGGCCAACCTCATCGAGAACTGGACGGTGGACCACGACACCGACGCGCTTGTCTCGCGCATCGGCTACGAGAAGTACCGGCCTGACCCCGCTGATGCTTGGGCACCCTTCACCGCGCTGGGGCGCATCGACAGCCTCTACGTCCTTCAGCAGTCCACAGCAGGGGCTCGGCAGAGCATCTTGTTCGAGTCCGGCGGCTCCCTGTACCTGTACTACGAGGTGGGACAGGCCAACGTCCTCCTGACCCTGCGCTCAAGGACGGAGCCGACTTCGACGGACACGGCCTCGGTTTACGCTGAGTATGGCGACCGCGTGGTCATCACCAACGGCTACGACGCGCCCATCATGGTGCGGCCGTGGCCGCTGGACATCTCAGGCTCCATCACGGCCACCCAGCTTGCACAGCTCTCCCGCGCGGTGGGCTGGTACGGCAACCCTCCGCAGCCCGACCCGCTGAAGGTGGCGCCGCTGGATGCTTCAGCAGGTGGCGCCTCCACCCAGTTCTTTACCGGAGACAGCACACGCAACTACTTCCCGACCTACCCGCAGACCAGCGGCTTCGGGAACATCTTCGGGATGGGCTTTGCGGACGCGACAGACGGAGGCATCGACAACGACTACCAGTTCAGAGTCAGCTTCATCAGCGACACGGGCTCAGAGTCACCGCTTTCGGAGCCGGCGATTATTAGCTGGCGGATACGCAACGGGCACAGCGGTTACCGTTACGCGCCCACCATACGCATCCCGACAGGTCCACCGGGCACTGTGGCACGGCGCGTCTACAGCACCTTCGATGACCAGACTGACTTCTACTTCTCGGGTGAGGCGCGCAATAACGTAGAGGACTTGTTCCACTGCTTCAGGCGGTCAAGCACCTTCACCATCCCGGCGCCGCTCGCACAGGACAGCAGCATCTTCCCGGCAACGCGCGCGAGATGCTGTGCCATCTTCAATGACTGCCTCTTCCTCGACGGGGGCGTGGATGACGGCAACCGTCTTTACTTCTCAAAGCCGACGCTGATCGACCAGTTTGGAGCGGCCGACTACATCTCGCTCAGTACCGGAGGCGGGGCAGTCACGGGGCTGTACAGCTACTACAACAACCTCATCGTCTTCCGCGAAAGCTCTATCGACATCCTCTCCGGTCGTTACCCCAACTTCCAAGTGCAGACGCTTTCGCGCCAAGTCGCGTGCAGGTCGCCTTCCTCAGTGGATGCGGTGCCGGGGCTGGGCGTCGTCTTCTTGTCCCTGACCGGCATCTTCCTCATCTCAGGCGGGACCGACGGCGGCGCTGTGGTGCGGCTGGAGGAGATAGGCGCCGACATCCGTTCGGAGGTCGAGCGCTTGACGCCGGAGTGCGCGCCCCGAGCGGTGGGTAAGTTCAGCCCGACCTTGAAGGAATACCATCTTTACATCCCCGCAAATGGCAACGACCGCCCAAACCTGGGCTTCGTCTACCACCTTGAGAAGCAGGGCTGGAGCATCAGGTCCGGCTTCCCCGTCGGCTGCATAGACCGGCTCCACAACGGCACGCTCATCTTCGGGCATCACACGGGCAACCCGTCGAACCAGAACGTAGAGGCCGGGCTGTTTGTCATCAGCGGCACTCGGGCGATGGGCGGTACTCTTGTCGAAGATGCCTACACTCCAGGGCCGCCGCCCACATCGGTCTATGAGTGCGCGTGGCAGGACTTCGGAGACGCACAGATAAAGAAGCAAGTGCAGTACGTCACGCTCTGGATAGCGACTACGGGAAGCGTGACGCTGAACCTTAGTTACTTCAAGGACTTCGAGTACGTCGCCGTTGGGAGTGACAGCCGTTACATCGCACAGCCTCCTGACCGCGAGAACCAGCCCGTCTACGACACCGCGCTTGTCGGCACAGCGGAGTGGCAAGACTCTCGGCTGGTCCCCGTTCGCATCCCCGTCGCCCTGGAGTCGTGCTCTTGGTTCAAGTTCCGGCTTGAGACCACCGACGACATCATGCTCGTAGGGCATGAGATCGAGTTCGCCGCACGCGGTACAACCGTCATCGCAGGTAAGACCAGATGAAGCAGTGGACTCAACACGATGCGCGAACTGACCAGCTTGTAGAGGCTGGGCAGTTTAATGACCAGCATCGGTCCTTCCGCTCGCAGATGACAGGGCTGGACCGCAGCCAGTACCCCGCTTCTTGTCTCACTCAGGCGCAGGTCACGCAGTCCGCGCTGCATCACACTTGGGTCTTTAGCCCTTGGGATACGGGTGTAGCAAACGCAGAGGGAGAGCAGACCGTTCTTCGCGCGGCCACGGCCAACACTCTTCCTGAACAGTTTTTAGCGGCCAACTACTTTAACTACGGCTCGGGCTGGCGCACAGTCTTTGAGTCCACGCTGTCCCCGTTTAAGGGCGGTAACCTCTTAGTGGAATGGTACGGCAATAGCTGTACGCAGACCATGTTCCAGTGGACCGACAACGCGCAGTACCTCGACTCTGCCAACAAGTACGGTACGCACAACTACCACTGGATTGGAGTTCGCATCTTGTTCAACGGCGTAGTCGTGGCTGAGCGCCTGGGTCCGGCAAAGGGCATGGACTTCTTCAGCATCGTCGGCGCACAACAAATGCCCTCCGGTCCTGTAGTGATGACCCTTCAGTTCAAGCCTCCTTCAGCGGGGCCGGACGACCCGTACACCGACACAGGAGGAGACCACCTTTGCCAAGCACACATCTTTGGCAACAGGGTCTTCGCCATCGGGAGGTTTAGATGAGCCGTATCTCAAGACCGCCAGTTGAGCCGGGACAGGTCACTGACGCTACTACCCTCAACAACACCTACGCCGACTACAGCCAAGCAGGGGCGCTCAATGCGGAGAACACACGGGATCAGGCGTTTGATCTACCACATTTTAATAACGTCAAGATAATTGAGAATCTTGCTGGGCCGGTCACTCTTGGCAACAGCCAGATGCTCCACATCGCCCCGTTCGGCGTAGTCAACTCCGACCTCGCCTCACCTCCAACCGTTACGCCGGTACAGACGCCAGCCGGTACAGAGACCCGGCTGGACTTCAGCGCAGCGCCTTGGGTCATCCCGGTCGGGCAGTGTCTCCGCGTGTGGTGGGACTTGTCCGTGTACTTCGAGATCCCGGCGCTTGTGCCGCTGCCCTTTAATCGTGTAAATGCACTTGGCCGCTATCAACTGCCGGACGGAGGTGGCGGCTTCCAGGGCCTCACTGACGGGATGCACTGTTGGCTCGCTTACCTCCAGTGGGACATCACAAGCGTTGCGCTCGCGAACTTTGTCGCTGTTCCTGGGCAGCAAGACCCGTCGGTTAACCTCGGCGGTTCCGGGTATGACGGCTTCTTCTTAGACAACATGAACGGGGCGACAGTCCTTAGCCCGTGGATGCTGGACGGGAGCGGCGACCCTGTGAACGGGACGACGCCAAACAACGGGACGGACATTGAGCACGGCTGGTATGGGGCGCACAGCATGTATGTTCATGCCCCTTCTCAGCAGGTAACGGTCTATGGCATACGCATCGTGCTGACGGGCATCCTCCATCCCGCGCACTTCGCCAGTGGCCGCAACTTGCTCCTCTACGACTACAACGCCGCAGACGCGCAGGTGCAGATGACGTACTCTTCGGGTCGCCTGAGCGCGCTACAGCAGAGGTTGTACTAATGGCTTACACAGCGCCAAACACCTTTGTAAACGGCAACCCGCTTGCCGCCTCAGATCTCAAGGGCAACGACGACGCGCTGAAGATTTACCTGCATGAAGGTGTCATCAACACTGACCTGCTCAACAGCGCATGGGTACAGACCCGCCATGTACAGGCGCCCGTTCTCGATGCTTACGCAGGCGTACAGCACGGCATCACGGGCTACCAGGGCGCGCAGTGGGACGGAGGCACGCTGGTTCGCTGCCAGTTCGCCTCGTCCTTCCTGACGGGCGGACAGGCGGGAGTGACTACTGCGACCTGGGAAGTCATCCCGCAAACCGCGTTTACGCTGGACCTTCGGCGCGCTGCGACCGTCGTGTTCCACTGGTGGATGGAGAGCTTCAATGGTCCTGACGATAACAACGCGAGACTGACGCCGACGGATGCGTACCTTTACGTCGCGGACTACATTGTTACAGGCACCCCCGCAGCGACCGCCAACAAGGTTGTCGTGCCCGCGTACCAGAGCGAGGTGGTCAATAACTACGGCGGCTTTAAGAGCACGGCCCCTCCGAGTGGAGCGCTGCGGCCGTACACGGTTGTCGGTTATGGGAACCTACAAGGGACGAAGGTCTTTACGGCCACCAACAACCTGACCGTCGGGCTGGCGCACATCTCAACCATCGAGCGCAGCGCCATCATCAACTGGGGCATCGCCCTCGAAGTGTACTACCTCTGAGGTGACCCTTGGCTCTTCCCGCACTCGCCATCCCGATCGGTATGGGCGTAGCCGCAGCCGGCGGCGCCATCTCCCGTGC